TATCCTTTTGTCTTAGATAGAAGACCTGGAGAAACAGCTAAAGAAAGATACTTTGGAAAAGGTGATAACTTAGTAATAACCTCAGAAGGTTATAAAATCAAAGATATGTGTGAACAAGTTATTCTTGGTTTTAAAGAAAACATAAGAATGACATGTACATTTACTGATAATCTTAAGGATGAAGTTAGACCTTTACATAAAGTTCATGAAATGAAAACTAGACTCTTTTCTGGAGTAGATTTGATTAACTATCTTTTATGTAGACAATACTTTGGATCTTTTGTTGAATGGATGACACTTAATAGAATTGAAAACTCTATAGCTGTAGGAATTAATCCTTTCTCTATAGAATGGCATTCTGTTGCTATGAAATTCTTTTCTATTATTCCTGTAGGTGATCAGGGCTTTACAGCTGGAGATTTTTCTGGTTTTGATACTTCAGGTAAACGTGAAATTTATTTGTTAGTATGTGATTATATTAACAATTGGTATGGTAAGGATCATCCTGATAATCACATTCGTAGCATGTTAATGATTGAGTTAGTTCAATCTAGACATTTATATGGTACACAACTATATGAATGGGAAATGTGTTTACCATCTGGTCATCCCTTGACTGTATATATTAACTCATTATACAATTTGTTTGCTATAAGATATTGTTGGTTGAAAGCCCATAATTTTAAAGAAGATTCTTTGATTGATTTTGATATAGAAACATTTTATATAGTTTATGGAGATGATATAAATGGAGTAGTGGCTGAACACAAGAGACACATTTTCAATGAATACGTTATTCAAGAGAATATGAAGGATTTAGAACTAACATATACTAGTGATAGTAAAGGGAGTTTTGAATCAACATTTAGACGTTTGGACGATATAACTTTCCTTAAAAGGAAGTGGTTATTCAATAAAATAGAAAATATATATGTAGGACCCATGTGTATGGATACTCTTAGAAATACCCCTCAATGGACGAAAAAGGGAATTATGAGTATGCAAATAACACGGGA